TCAATATACGGATTTTTAACGGCGTGTTTAAAATCAAAATTCTTGTTCAGAATTTCATCATCTGCTTCTTCTTGCGTCTTTTTCCGCTCAATCATATAAACCTCCTTCGTATTTAACTTGTTCGCCTATATTCGCCTTTCGTGCGGATATAATTCTAATCGTTTCCGCTTTTCTATAGCAATGAACGACGAATAAAAGCTTTTCTTTTATGCTTTTTCCTATCAATATGAAGCGTTCTTCGTCTATAGAATGCTCCTCGTCATATTCTACTTTTGAATTTTCATCATAAAAAGCCGTTCTTGCTTCTTCAAAGCTAACACCGTGCTTCTTGATGTTAATTTCGTTCTTCTTCTCGTCCCACTCAAACCGCAAATCTTCCATACTCGCCCACTACACCTTAAATATCTCTTGCCCTGTGTATGAGTTCAAGGCTTTCTTTATGAAGGTATTCATCGGCACGCTGTCCGCTTGCTCATTTAATGCGTCGTACTCGGATAGCTGTATAGAAAAGGGGATTCTTTTGATTTTCTCCTTTTGATATGCAATATCTCGAATCACTTTCTTCTTTTTATCTTCCATTTATTTTTCTCTCCTTTGCAAAGAGTATAGCATATTTAATCAACTATGTACATAGGCAGATTGCACAAATAACTATGTGCATATTTGTTAAATATTTCTTGCTCCGCTCTATTGACGCTATGGGCATAGTGTTGTAAACTATGGACATAGCAAAGAAAACAAGCCGACAGGCACAAGCCCACAGGGGCAGAAAGAAGGTACAAAATGTTAAACCAATTCCCAAACACTGTGAGACTTTTTCATGAAGCTTTAAACAAAAAACAGTTTGTAATCGCAAGGGATATTTTGATAGACATCCAAACATGTTGCTTCTCCGATAGCGACTGGAAAGAAATCGAACCACTCCAAAAAGAATTCCGCGAGGCAGAGGATAGGGAAAACGCTACAAAGTGCATTCTCTCTTTAGACGATTTAATAGTGGCGTAAAACCGCCCATTTCCTACAAATTTTATAGTCGGACGACCCGTCCGAGAAAGGTGGATAGTATGAAAATTATAAATATCACAAAGAAAAAGCAAATTACCGAATTAAAAAAATCTATGCAAGCCTACATCACAGCAAGCAAAGCTTGCGACAAGGCAGAAACGGAAATGATTATCACAGAGAGCGAAGAATCCGAAAGAGCCTTCGACCTAACATATAAGGCGCAGTTCAGCGCTTACATGGATGTAAGCAAAAGGCTTTCCGACTTAGTCGGTATAAGCGAAAAAGAAGCCCGCGCAATGGTCAATACCAAAGAAGCCGAAATCATTACACTTATTGAAAAATTAGGGGCTTAAAGATAAAAGAGGGGCATTTAACCCCTCTTTTTTATATGCTTAGCTTTATCAATCCTTTTTCCCTATACTCTTCCTTTTTCTTCTTCCTCGTCTCTCTTCTTCGCTTCCTCTATGGCTCTTCTCTCCAGTTCTTCCAGTCCCTCATTTCTAACCACCACTTCCACAACGCCGGGCGATATGCTCTTGCCTTCTTCCGTGCTGTCTGTGCGATTCATGCGCCAGTCTTTAAAGCACCTGTTTGTAAGATAGAAGATCATAGCCTTTACATCCGGCTTAAAGTACTGCAGATCCTCGTACTGTATAACCTCTTCCCCTTCTTCTCCTGTCATAAGCCCGATTTCCCCGGTCTTTTTCTTTACTACAGGGATTCCGGAAGATTTATCCTTTAAAATTGTAGGCACTTTTTTTACATGCCCGATAGCGGAAAGGAAAAGGGCATTTTCCACTTGCGCATCTGCCACATGCTTGCCGTGCTTTATCGCTTCTCTTATCTCTTTGTATTGGCTTTTCCAGTGCTTAAGGGTAGTAGGGCACGCACCTATAGCTTTCGATATTTCTACATCGTTTAAGCCTCTACGCTTTAAAGCAGTAAGATATGCAAGCCCTTCCTCTGTGAGATAGTCATGCACTAATAAGTTTTGCGGTCTTCCTCTTGGCAATTCATGCGCCCCCTTTCCTTCGTAGTAGCTTTATTTTATACCTTTTCCCTTGCCTTTTCCCCAGCAAAAGAAAAGATAAAGCTACCCGCTTCGTCAGTCCAGGCAATCACTTCCGCGCCTCTTGCTATGTAGTCCCGCCACGCTTCGCCTTTTATCTCTGCAGTACCCCCAAGCTTTTCAAGTAGTAAGGCACATAGGGCTTGGCTATGGCGGAGTTCTACCGCCATCTTGTCAAGTTCCCTGTCCTTATCCGCTTTCAGCCTTCCCCAGTGCTCCGCTCGCCTTTCCCAAAAGCGGATCTCTTTTGTCTTCTTGTCGCTTGCTTCCTTGACTTTCTTATACAATAAATTTTGCCTTTTTAACTCTTCCTGCTCTTTCTTTGTCATCCTCTTTCTCCATCTCTTCCAGTATGTGGCGATATAGCGGGCATTTCTGATAGGAAAAGCACTTGCAGTATTTATCCATGTATTTTACGAGTTCTGCTTTTTTGGAAAAGCATATCCGCATAGTGCAGGAATTTTCTATATCCGGCAATTTCTCGCACGCTATCGCCGTCGCCCCTTTCCCCCTTGGATATGTATGGGATATATAAAAAGGGCATTTTACTTGTGTTTTTTCATTTCCCCAGTCCATCCGCTCCACCTCTATCACACTCCTTTAAGTACCTCTTATATTTTAAGGTTCTACGGATTTTAAGGCAAGTTTGAAAGAAACATCTGTTTCCCTTTATACTTCCCATGTCCCCCCGCCTTTTTCTATCATGGCGGAGATGATTTTCTCCGCCGTCTTGTCACTTATCCCCTTTATGGATGTAAGAAATTCCCGCATGGTCTTTTCGTCAAAGTCGAGTATCACGGTTTCCGTTCCGTCCTCTTGCCCATCTTCATATCCGCTTTTATATACCGATACCGCCCAAGCGTTCATTTAGTTAAAGGTAAAGCGTTTCATTTGCTGATACTGCCCAAAATTTAAAGGCTTCATGGCATCTCTCTTTCTTCCCCAAGTAGTGAAGTGAGTTCTAAGCAAGTCTTGATCTTGTCAAAGCCTTTCAAGATATAATCCTCCCACTCAAAGACTTCTTTCTTTTCAGTGATTGACTCTGAAGCTATCGCCTTGTCTATATGAGTCATTATCTCTTGATAATTTTCCTTGATTTTTTCCTGCATTACAGAAAGCGCACTATTTAGATAGTCAATGTTCAACTTTTATACATCTCCTTCCTCTTCAAGTTCTAAGTACTTCTCTAAGCACCATTTTGCTTTTTCAATGTCCTTTTTGCCGCCTTTTCTTCTCTGCCGATGCAGATATTTAAAGGCATTGCAGATATAAAAGGCTTTTGTTGCTTCCTCGCCTTGTGATTCGAGCATGGCAGTATACTCATCCTCTAAAGGCACTTCCTGTAGGTCTTTCTCCGTTATCTCAATCATCCAACACACTCCAATCTAACTTCTGCCCACAGTAGGGGCAGTAGTCGAACACATCAAACTCGCTAAGCCCTTTATTACAGGTGGGGCACTCGCACAATGTTCTAAAACCATCACTTCCATCTTCAGACACTATAACCTTTTTATATTCTCTGTATTTAAGCTCTTTCAGTTCTTCTTCTCTTGTCATTTAATACCTCTCTTTTGATTCTGATAGGCTTGCCAATCGCCTTTCCTTCAAATCCTCGTAAAATTCCTTTGTTGGATTGTGAACCGCATAGCAGGGTCTATCTCCAAAGAACACTAAATAAAAATCGGTTCTTTTTTCATGTACCACAGTTGTATACTCTGTAGTCATCGCACAACCGCCGACAGTAGCCTTTCCATCCTCTGTAATGTCAAATCCTGTGCAAGTGCTCCCCCATGTTTGAGGGAATGTTTCAACCTCAATATCAAGTATCTCATAGTTTTTCAATTTTCTGGCTTTCAAGAGAAACTCTTCCTCTTGTAGGAAAATCGAACTGGCTTTATACATTAATAATTCTAAGTTTGGTAGTCTTGTCATTTATCCCTCCAATAATTCATTAATCTTTTCCGTGTTATCCGGAATTTCAATAGTAGGCGTTTCAATATGAACTATGATTGCTTCCAACCATTCGAGTTCATCAAGATACCCGTTTAGCTTTTCTATGCTTTCCTCTCTCGCCCGTCCTTCGGTCAGCCCTTCAAGTTCTAGTGCCTCTACGGTTTTAATGGCGTTTTTATCCTCTCGAAAAATCACCTTTTCCCCGTATATGCACATTTTCTTTATCTCTGCTTTCCCGAAATGCGCAACCCATTCGCCTCTGCAGACAGCCACCAAATCTTGCCCGACCATCGGAATTACGGGCAAGTCGGGATTTTCGTCCATCAGCTGTATAAGATGTTTTATATTGTCATTCATTGTCATCCCCCACGAAAGCTTTAATCTGTCAGCCAGCAATATTTATACACAGCCACAAGCGAAGGGTCTTCACAAGCTATTCTAATGATTCCCAGAAATCCATCACTTCGCTCATAAGTTTTTCCGACTATGCTAAGATTTTTCTTATGGTATTGTTCATGCTCTTTAGCAAGTTTTTCCGTTTCAAATTGCGCTCCGCAAAACTCGCATTGATATAGCTTTACCTCTTTCATCCTGCCACCTCTTTCTGAAGATTCTTGTGGATATATGCAAGTCTTCTTTCCTCGCTAACAATTTCAATCAGTTTGATAATCTCAGCTCTTCGCTTTTCAAGCTTCCTGTATTCTTCGCTGTCGGGTTTGAGGATGTTCTTTCGCTCTAGTAATTCATCCATGTAATCACCAAGGCAATCTATAAGAATTATTCTCCGAAATTTCTTATCTACTGAATTCGTCATTTGGTTTAAGTAGTTCTGATACTCGTCATATTTTTTCATCCTTCCACCTCTTCTATTAAGTTCTTCAAAATCCCCTCTAGCACCTGCACTACAATGCTGTTACCTGCCTGCTTATATAGCTGTGTATCGCTGCATACCGCCTGCGCCTTTTCAAAATCTCTATCTGTAAAGCCCATTAGACGGAAGCACTCTCTAGGCGTCAATTTCCGCACTCCGTGCTCTGTCAGCGTTCCAATCTGCGGGGAAGTGGTTATCGTGTGTGCCCGTTCTTTGTCAACCAGTGCCCTGCGCTTGTTTTGATTGATATAGGATATATCTATGGAATCGCCCTTTTCTGCTATGGCATAGCCTTTCTTTGTGGCTTCCGGCACAACTATTTTCACCTCTTGATGACCACCACCTCCGGCAGTTATAGTAGGGCAAAGGGAATCTGCGTCATACACGCGGCTTATATTTTCCCTATTTTTCCACTTATCCCCAACAAGCTTCCCTACTTGCTTGCAGTTTTTCTCTTGAATAAAATTATCTCCTAGCCTTAATTTGCCAATCTCAGTAGTGATTGTATTTGCTATCTCGCACTCTTCTCTAACAACCGGATTAAATCTATAGCCAAGCCCTTTTACCCTGCACTCTTCCGAATGGTTTTTAAGATACTCGAATGTTTCTTTTCGCAAGAAATACTTTTCTTCAACCTCTGTCTCTAAAAAATCTCTGAATTTCTTTTCGAGAGGTATAGGATTCGGAAAGCTATACACCCCCTTGTCCTTTCTTACAGACACTGCAAATACTCTTTCTCTTCTCTGCGGAATCCCATAATCGGAAGCTATAAGCGTTTTCCATTTAGTCGTATAGCCAAGGTCTGATAACTTATCTATCCATCTTTGAAAGTCACCGATAAATTTTTTTGATACAAGGTTTTTCACATTCTCCATAATCAAGAATTCCGGCAAGGTATTTTCTTCTTTTGCCACTTCTAAAAGCCTTTCTACCTCGTGAAGTAGTCCGCTCCTCGTTTCTCCCCTGACTATGCCTTTCATGTCCCCCGCCAAGGATATATCTTGACAAGGAAAGCCATAAGTCCATAGATCCGCATAGTCCAGTCGTTCTATCTTGCTTATATCTCCGTAGTTTCTTGTTTCTCCGTACATCTCTTCGTATGACTTAATCGCATACTTGTCTATCTCGCTTATCCCCACAATCTCATGCGGGATATTTTGATTTATTAATGCCTTTCGGAATGCTCCAATACCTGCAAATA